TTAGAATTAGCCACGGGCAATCTTTTGACAATTGATTGCGCAATCGAAGTCCTTACGGATTGGAGTTAGTAATGAATTACAAAGTATTGGCAGGGATCGTGGGCGGTAAACCTGCCGGAGCCATCATCACTGATGAGGACTTAAACCCAAACACTAATATTGAAGCACTCATAAAGGGTGGGTCAATCAAACCGATAACCGAAAAACCAAAGAAAGATGAGGCAAGCGAATAATGGCAACAACAACCTTCTTAAACAACACTTTGGTTGTGACACTGAACTCGGTTGATGTAGGGGACCAAGTCACAAGCGTTACAATCAATCAAACCTTTGACGAATTGGAAACAACTTCAATGGGCGGTAATGGGGCTCACACCTTTGTTAAGGGCCTTGAATCCAGCACCGTGACAATTGACTTCCTGAACTCATATGCAGCTGCTGAGGTTGCAACTACATTGCAATCAGCATACGGAACAACCGTGCCTTTGGTTATCAAACCAACCAGCGCAGTTATCAGTGCTACAAATCCTGAGTATCAAACCACAATCCTTGTAAACAACCTCACACCAGTTAACGGTGCGGTTGGGGATCTAAGCACTCAATCGATTACTTTTACCTGCAACAGCCCCATCGTTGTAGATACAACTCCTTAACAACTAACCTGAAGGGCTAGGCAATGGCTAAGTTAAAAATCACACGCACTACCGGTGAGATACAAGAGTTTGAGATCACACCAACAATTGAATACGCGTTCGAAGTAAACAAGAAGAAAGGCATTCATAAAGCCTTTGCTGAGGATCAAATGCAATCCGATGTGTATTGGTTATGTTGGGAAGCCATCCGGCGATCCGGCGAAACCGTGCCAGTGTTTGGTGAGAAGTTTCTGGAAACGCTGAAGGCAGTTGAGGTATTAGATAGCGACCCTTTAGGGGATTGAGTGGCAAAGACTCACTCACTTATTTGGTCGCAAATCTAAGTGTAGAAACTGGGATTGCTCCCAGAGAGTTTATCGGGATGGATCCCGTGATGCTCAAGATGATTTTAAGAGTGCTTGAGGAAAGGGCGAAGGCGATCAAAGATGCCACCAAATCTAAGAGGCGTTAAGGTCACTGGGTACAATGAAACCGTTGCCTTGCTCAAGAAGTTTGATAAAGACTCACTCAAGATAATGAACAAAGAAATCTATCAAGTCCTTAAAACCACGCAGCTAGATGCACGCTAACAAGTGCCAAACAATCCACCGTCAGGATTAAGTAATTGGGGCAAGACTTCCGGTGGTGCTTGGGCAAGCCGTGAGTACACACCCAATGGCGTGCGAATGGGTATTAAGACCAAGATTGATAGGCAACGGGTTAAGGGGATGTGGACAAGTAGAACCGCGTTCATAACCCAATCTGATCCAGCCGGTGCGATCTATGAAACCGCTGGTCGCAAGAATCCACACGGCCAACCCACTGCCTCAAGACTCTACAACAAACAACGCAGTACGCTCAAAGGATTCTCACAAAGCAATAATCCATTTGCCGGTGAGGACTTTATCAAATCAATCTCAAGACAAAGCGGGTTGATCGTTCGCGGTAAGCAAGGGCGAATTGTCACTAAGACGGTGGATGATCGTGCACCATACATTGAGAATGAAATGCGTGATGTGATTACCAGAGCAACCAAGATGTTAAATGCTAGGTTGGCCAAATGATAAAAGTACCGATTTTCTTTCAACTCAATAAACTTGGCATAGTTGGAGCGCAAAAAGAACTGCGTAAACTAACCAACCAAACCAAATCCTTTGGAATAACTAGCAAACTCAGCATTGGCGCAGCTAGTGTGGCCCTGACTGCCTATACCAAGAAGGCACTTGCAGCTGCAATTGCTGATGAAAAAGCACAAAAAACACTGACTCAAACACTCAAGAACTTGGGATTGGCATACAGCACCGTTGGTGTGACCAATTACATTGACAGCCTGCAACGCGCAACAGGTGTATCTGAGGATTTATTAAGGCCAGCATTTCAGCGTTTGGTTCTGGTGCTTGAAGATGTTAGCAAAGCCCAAAATGCACTATCACTTGCAATGGACATTTCAGCGGGCACTGGCAAAGATTTAAATGCAGTTTCAACCGCATTGGCCAAAGGGTTTTCAGGGCAAACCACAGCCCTCAGCAGGTTAGGTGCGGGATTAGATAAGGCATTGCTTAAATCTGGTGATATGGAAGCAATCACCGCCCAACTATCTAAACTCTTTTCAGGTCAGGCTTTGGTTGCTGCAACTACTTATGCAGGCCAAATGGCGATCTTGGGAGTGGCAGCACAAGAAGCCAGTGAAACCATTGGTGTGGCTTTGATTGATGCATTGGTTTCATTATCTGGTGAGAATGGAGTTGCAGATTTAGCAACTCAGATGGAAACCCTTGCGCAAAGCACGGCTAACACAGTTACCGGAATGGCTGAGATGGCCAGACTTGGCAAAGAGTTTGCTGGAGTTGCTTTAACCATTGGGTCAATAGCAGCAATGCTGATACCTGCCGGAAAATTGGCCAAGCCCGCAATGGCAGTGGTTAATTTATTTAAAAGCAAAAAGGTAATTGCTGGGGCAGTTATTGCCGGTGGGTTGATAGGTGCTGAAAAACTAGGGGCAAACAAAAATGCAGTTGCACAAGGTACGAACAGACAAAGCCCAAGAGCCACCGAACGCGCCGCACAAATGGCAGCGGAAAAATTAAACAAAACAAAAAAGACAACAATTGATTTAAACAAAAAGATCACAGCATCTGAAAAATTAAAAGCAATGTTTGACATTGATTCAATCCAGATAGCGGAAGCACTCAAAGGCAATATCAGCGACCTAGACCGCGCAAGGTTAGAGGGTATGAAAGCCCTTAAAACTGAAGGCACAAATGATGACATTGCGGCCATTAAGAAAATAGAATTTGAAACAATCAGAGCTAATGCAGCTGCTAACAGTTCACAGCAATTGGCGTTGCAAAATACCTTTGATTTTTACAAAGCAATTTTTGGTGCAGCAAAAGATACTGCGGATGCAATCGCTAAATTATCATTTGCACCAAATATGAACCCACCTACTGGCAACGGAATTGGCGGCGGGAATGGGGAACCCCTGCCTAATCCATTCATTGCAGGCACCATTCCTGACTTGAGTTATCTAAACTTTGATCTCACTGCGCTCGGTACAGCAAATGCAGCGATGAACGCAGGCATTGCAGCCCAGCAAGGCACAACCACCACAGTAAATATGAACTTTCCACAATTAGGATTTATAGGCAACGCACAAGAAATGGCAAGCTTCGTTCAACAAACCATATCTGAGGGCAACCGCAATGGATATAGTTACACAGGTTTAGCCGGTGGAGAATGACGCTTCCAGCAATAGCGGTAATCCTCAATTTTTCGAGCGGACCAAGTTTTGGTCAGGCAATGATTATTGGATCAGGCGTGCTTGGCGTAAATGTGTTGGCAGATGCAGCAACAGTCACAGCGGATGTATCAGACACAGTGCAGGTGGTGAATATACAAAGAGGGCGTAATGCACTCAGCGATGTATTCCAGACCGGCACTTGCAGTGTGGTAATTGCAGACCAAGATGGTGCATTCAATCCCAATAACACGGCAAGCCCTTATTACGGTTTGATTCAGCCGTTGCGCAAGATCACCATTACTGCCACAGATCCAGCAACCGGAATCGTGTGGGCAATGTTTGCTGGTTACACCACCGGCTTTAATTATCAACAAAGCCGTGATGTTGGCATTGTCAGTACCACTACGATCACAGCCGTTGATGGCTTCAGACTTGCCAACCTTGCTACCCTGACAACTGTTGCAGGATCGTCAGCCGGTGATTTAGCAAGCACTCGCATAAGTCAGATTTTGGATGCCATTGCGTGGCCAGCCTCAATGCGTGATATAGATACAGCTGCAACCACGGTTCAAGCAAATCCGACAACTTCTGCAACAGCCCTTGTAAAATTGCAACAATGTACGGATTCAGAATATGGCGCACTTTATATTGATGCCAGCGGCAATATGGTGTTTCAAAACAGAGCATTTACTTCATCAAGTATTGGCGCAACACCAACGGTGTTTGCAGATGACGGCAGTGGGATTCCTTATTCACAGGTTAAGTTCTTGTTCAATGATGATCTAGTTTACAACTCTGGAAGCGTTACGCGAATTGGTGGCACTGCCCAAACCGCTGAAAATGCCAGCAGCATTGCCCTTTATTTCAAGCATTCATATAACCGCACAGATCTAATTATGCAGACCGATGCAGTCGCGCTCGATTATGTCAGGGCTTATATTGCCTCACGCCAAGCAACGGGAGTGCGTACGGATATGTTGAGCCTTAATCTCAACACCACCAGCACGGCGGGTGTGACAGCTGCATTGCAGTTGGATTACTTCGACCCAATCACGGTAAAGAGCACGCAACCGGCAGCCACTGGAACCAGCACCTTGGACAAAACTTTACAGATTTTTGGAGTGTCACACAATGTCACGCCAAATAATTGGGTAACTACCTTTACCACCCTTGAACCAATTATTGATGCCTTCATTTTGGGGTCAAGTCAATACGGGATTTTAGGCACTTCGGTACTATCATACTAACCACAAAGGAGCAGTAAATGGCAACAGGATTTCCAGCAGCTACAGGTGATGTGCTCAGTGCTGCAATGTTTAACGGGCTAGTGAGTTACACAATCAACCTACAAAGCGGTGCGACTTACACACTAGCAAGCACTGACCAGTATCAGGCACTTGTAATTGCATCCAACGCATCAACTAAAACATTTAGCATTCCAACAAATGCAGTAACAGCATTTCCAACCGGCACTGCAATTACGATCTTAAACACAGGGGCAGGATTGCTAACTATAAACGCGGTTACATCAGGCACAACCACAGTGACAAGTGCCGGTGCAACCAGTGCAAGTCCTACCGTTGCCCAATACAAAGCAGCCGTGTGCATCAAAACTGCAACAGATGCTTGGACAGTAGTTGGAGCAGTTGCATAATGATTGGCAATATTGCAGCAGGCATTATTGGACTTCCTCCTTTAGCAAGCCCGACAAGTGTTGATTATTTGGTAATTGCTGGTGGTGGTGGTGGATCAGCGGGTTACGGATCTGGCGGCGGTGCTGGTGGTTATCGCACTAACTCACTTGCAGTTACAGCCGGTGTTGCACTTACAGTAACAATTGGAGCCGGTGGAGCCGGTGGTTCAGGTTCTTATCCTTCTTCTGGTTCGGTTGGAAACAACAGCGTATTTTCTAGCATCACCAGTGATGGCGGTGGCCGAGGCGTACAAAGTGGCAATGGTGGGAATGGTGGTTCAGGCGGCGGCGGTGGCGATGGTTCACCGGCGGCTGGGGGTACTCCTACATCAGGTCAAGGAAACGCAGGTGGAAGTGGCAGCCTTGGCGGTGGTAATTATGGCTCAGGCGGTGGAGGCGGTGCTGGTGCAGTTGGCGCAAACGGTACTACAACAACAGGTGGTAATGGCGGTGCAGGTTTAAGTTCCAGTATTAACGGAACAGCAACAACGCGTGCAGGCGGTGGAGGCGGTGGCACATATCGCGGTGGCACTAGCGGTACAGGTGGTTCAGGCGGCGGCGGTAATGCAGGCAGTGCAACTGGTTACCCTAATGACGGCCAAGCGGGTACAGCCAACACGGGTGGCGGTGGCGGTG